GAGATAAGGAGGGCGTTGTGATGATTGATCGAGTAGCAGGTGAAACTTGTAGTCATCGTGAAGGTATTCTGACAAGTTATGCCATTGTCCGAACAAGGGACCTGAACGAATTGGAGGCCGAACTCAAGGCCGAGCAATTCAGAACCAAAGAGCAGATCCGGGACAAACATCGCATTCTCGGTGAGTACAAGGAGGAAGTGGCCCGGTTGACCCATGTCATCAAAGGACTAGAAGCATGCCAAAACTCCAAACCAAAAAACTCGGCAAGCACTGGTGGATTGTGGGGGATGAGGACTTCGGCCCCTACGGACCCTACGATCGGAAATCCGGGGACGACTCCGCCGATGAGGATCTCCGGGGACTCCGCCGATTCAACCGACACGAGGACGACGTCAGCATCGACAGCCCATTCTGGGTTGACGAAGAATAGGTATAATGAGGACAACCAACACTTTAGAAAAGGAGAACGAGCGATGAACATGATCAATCTTGAAGAGATGATAGAGGAGGCAACGGATGGATGTGTATTTTTTCATTCAATTGTTGCTATCCCCGGCACAGATCCAATCGATGTAGCAACGATTACTTTTGAACCTGAACAGGTGGGGGATTATCCAAAATTGAAAAAGATCATAGATGGATTGGCCGTTCTTTTTGATCGTCCAGTTGAGCTTTGCTTTTTTCAGAACCCTATTGTGTATAGGGCAGAGAAATGATCCCGTTTCCCTACCAGAAAGAAGGCGTTTGGGCCATCGAAGACTTCGGCGGCCGAGCCCTACTCGGCGACGAGATGGGATTGGGCAAGACCCCGCAGAGCCTTTGGTGTCTCAAACGCAATCCCGACTGGCTGCCGGCCATAGTCGTTTGCCCGGCGTCGGTCAAGTACGTGTGGGAGGGGGAGGCTAAGAAGGTCTGCAACTGGAGATCAACTGTACTGGAAGGGCAGACACCAGCCAAGCTGGGTCGTTCCAAATCCAATGCTAAGCTGACGATTATCAACTACGACATTCTCCGGTTTTGGGTAGAGCGACTGAAGGCGATGAAACCCCAGACAATCATCATCGACGAGAGCCAATATCTTGGGAACCCCTCGGCCAAACGAACAAAAGCGGCCAGAGATATGTGCCGAGGGGTTCCCCATGTTCTGGCTCTGTCCGGGACGCCGTTACTCAACCGACCGATCGAGTTGTTTCCAGTGCTGAACATCCTTGCCCCGAAAGTCTTCTCGGCCCGACGCGTGTTTGGAGACAATTATTGTGGTCCCGAGTGGACGCCCTGGGGAATGGATTACAAAGGAGCAACCCACACAAAGGAACTCCACAAGCTGTTGACAGACACATGCATGATCCGCCGCCGGAAGGCCGACGTGTTGGACCAGCTCCCGAACAAGATGCGACAGGTGGTGCCGGTCCACATCAAGAAATGGCATGAGTACGAGCGAGCCAACAATGACTTCCTCGATTGGCTCCGTTCCACTGATCCGGCGGCAGCTGTCAGGGCGGCCAAGGCCGTCTCGTTGTCCAAAATCAACTACTTACTTCAGCTTGCCGCCAAGTCAAAGTTGAGGGCGGTGGTGGAATGGATCAACGACTACCTGAAAAACACCGACGGGAAAATTGTGGTGGGGGCTGTACACAAGAAGATGATCTCGGCCCTGAGTAGGAGGATAGAAGAGTGGTCGTTGGTCATTGACGGATCGGTTGCTCCACGGAAACGGAAAGCAATTGTCGACCAGTTTCAGAACGATGATCGCTATCGGGTGTTGATCGGCAACATCCAGGCGGCCGGTGTCGGGATCACCCTGACGGCGGCCAGCACGGTTGTCACGGTGGAGATGACTTGGAGGCCGGGGGACCATATCCAATTCGAGGACCGCTGCCACCGGATCGGGGCAAGCAAGACGGTCTGGTGCTACTATCTGGTCGCTCGTGGAACTTTAGAAGAGAAATTGTGCAGGATTCAGCAGGAGAAGCAAGGGGTGCTTTCGGCCATCCTCGATGGGGGACCGGTCGAGGGTGACTTGGACATTTTCAATCGTTTGTGTTCCGAACTCAAAGGAGAATTGTGATGAAATTGGAACTGGATTCTGACGAAAGGCTTTTGCTTGTAGCTGGCCTCTACCGAGAGCTTGATGTTAGGCGGAAGGAACATCACTCCGACCACTCTAAGGAATCTAACGAAATCTTCAACCTCATCCAAAAGATATGCCCAGTATCCCCGACATCCTGAGCAAGGCCCGAGTCCCTTTTGCCGAGGCCGGACACGAACATGTACGCCCCGGCTGGGTGGGTATTGATTGCCCATATTGCGGGGATCAAAACCAATTCCATCTCGGGATCAATCTGGATGGCAAGTACGCGGTCTGCTGGCGATGTGGGCCGCATCGATTGGGTGACGTCCTGATGCAACTGACCCGGGAACCCTGGCCAGTTGTCAAGGAGTGGCTAGAATCGGTTTCTAGGGGCCCAGGGCGGCCGTCTACGGCCCCCAAGCCCCAAGGCCGTCTGATTATGCCCTCGGGAATTGGGCCCCTGCAACACCCCCATAGACGATTTTTAAGCCGACGGGGATTTGATCCAGATGAGTTGTCACAACTTTGGGGCGTCCAGGGGATCGGTCTGGCCTCGAAACACGCATGGAGTATCTGGATTCCGATCCACCAAAGAGGAGAGGTGGTGAGTTGGACGACCAGAACCATTGGCACCGGCGGGTCGAAGTACGTCAGCGCCGGACTCCTGGAGGAGCGAGTCCACCACAAGACGATTCTGTACGGAGCTGACTTCGCCGGTCTGGGTATAATAGTGGTTGAGGGACCGACGTCCGCTTGGGCGGTTGGCCCGGGGGCCGTCGCGACTCTAGGAGTGAAGTACACCAAATGGCAGGTCTTGGCGATTGGCCAATACCCCCGCAGAACGATCTGCTTCGATTCGGAGCCGGTGGCCCAGAAACAGGCACAGCGACTCGCCCTGGAGTTGCAAGCGTTTCCAGGGCAAACTGATGTAGTGGAGTTGGAAACAGGAAACGACCCGGCCGAAGCCGACCCGGAAGAGGTCGAACAACTTCGACTGTGTCTCAACTGAGGAGAATGAAATGTTGACAGCCACTCAGATTCAGTACTTGTTGGAGTTGCTCAGCGAGAAACATGGTCCTGGTTATTCCAAAGACAAGATTGAAGGAGGCCCCATTGGTGGGTCCGTTGGGGCTTTGCAGGCAGCTCTTTCCATCATGCTTGAAATCGCCATGAAACGAAAATCTTAACTGAGGAGATTGAAAGTGAAAAACGTATTGGTAACCGGAGGCAAAGGCTTCCTCGGGCAGCATGTCTGCAAAGCGTTGGAGGCCCGGGGACACACCGCCATTCCATTCGATATCGTGGATGGATATGACATTCGGGAGAAACATAACATCGAGAATTTTGTCCGACACCACGACATCGATGCCATCTTCAACCTCGCCGGGATCTTGGGCACCCATGAACTCCAATTGAACAGCATGCAAGCCCTCCAAGCCAACACGGGGGGAGCATTGAATTGCTTGGGCATTTGTGACGAATTCGAGATCGATATGGTTGAAATCGGCAAACCCAACATTTGGCTCAACACGTATTCGATCACAAAACAGGCCGCCGAGGATTTCACCCGGATGTACGTCAAGGAGTTCGGTATTCGGGCCTGGATCGTCAAATGGTACAATGCCTACGGCCCCGGTCAACACTACGGGAGCCCCCAGAAGCTGGCCCCAACGAGCATCGTCCATGCTCTCAAGGGAATGCCAATCGAGGTGTTTGGATCCGGGGAACAGACGCTAGACAACATCTACGTTGAGGATGCGGCCAATGCCTGCCTCGATGTGTGGGAAAGTGAAAAGGCAATTGGGATTCCCATCGAAGTCGGTAGCGGCGAGGACATCACCGTCAATGAATTTGTCCGGCTGGTCCTGGCGATCAGTGGCAGCAAGTCGGAGGTCGTCCACGTTCCGATGCGTCGGGGCGAGGATGATATGTCGATTGTGCGGGCCGACTTGGATCAACTCAATGAACATACTTCGTTCAAACAAACCGTTGGGATGGAGGCGGGATTGAGAATGACAATCGATTGGTACAGAAATCATTTGGATGAGTTTTGAAAGGAGAACGAGCTATGAAATTGATTTTCAATGGTTGTGTCTTGGTCTGTTTGGTTTGCTTGGTCGGGATCGAGGTCGTCCAGTACAGGCAAACTAATTCGACCCATGCAGTGGGCATGGAGCAGAACAAGATGATCCACCAACAGAACATGGCAATTCGTGAAACTAGTTGGACCAACGCCCAACAGAACGAGATGATCGAAAGCCTCCATCGACGATTAGGGGAAGAGGTAGAGTTAAGGATTCTTATGGACACGGCCTTACAAGCACAGATAGATTCCCATGTTGCCGGAAAGACGGAATACTTTGGGGTGGATGAGAATGGAAATCAGGAAGAGGTAACAGCAACAGAATACTACAAACGCCACAAATAGGAAAGGAATCGGGTGGTCCGGTTCCAACAACTTCAGAAAAGGAGAAATGAGATGACAATTTTGAAGAGATTCAAACAGGTGTCAATCAAGGGATTGACGATCAATCCGGAGGACTGGTGCCCGAATTGGAGCGAGGGGGATGAATGGATTCTGTGCCGCGAGGCTGTCCATAGGATGTTCCATGTCAAGGAGACCGATACACTGGAGGTCGTCCTGTCCTGCCGCAAACGGTGCAAGGACTCGGTTCCAATCACTTTGAGCAAAGTACAATTTGAAATCTGGCACTGGACCACCGGTCACAAGAACAAAGCTCACGGTGGAATGTACACCGGATTGTCAACTCTGTTGCACAAACACTTTGGTAATAAAAAACAAGTTATCCACGGGTGGTTGACAATTTACTGAGACAAGTTGCTCCCCGCGTTGGGATCGTCGGGTCGATGGGAAATCGGATCTCGGTGCCACTTGAGTCATTTCTGGTGCCATTGTTCACCCCATCGAGTCATGATTGTGAGAGCCGCCAACGAACGACCCTGAGCCACTTGGCAAAAGACGGCCCCTCCTTTTTTGGAAATAGATGGAAAAGCGGTATGGGGATGAGCAGATGGTAGGGTATAATGGGAATTGTAATATCTCCTGGCGTTCTGAGTGGATGTCAGGCCAAAATAACAAGACACCGAGTCGTACCCGGTGATAAGGACAAGATAGATGAATTCAATTTGGCAGCATATCTTGTCCGCTAGCCCAGCCCCCAGGTACGAACTAGGGGCTGGGCTTTTCTTTTGGACTCGGTTATGACCAAAGAACCCAATGTATTCGATCAGTCGGCTCATACCAACTTCACCCAGATACCGAATTTGGTACTCCTTAAAAGGATCAGTCACACCGCCCTTCATCTCTATCTTTGGTATAAGGCAATCTGTGGCGAGTCCGGATCTTGTTGGCAGAGTCTCGACACCACCAGCAAAGGTTGTGATATGAGTGTTCCCACCGTCATCAAATGTCGCAGGGAGTTGGAAGATGTGGACTTAATATCGACAAAAACCAAGCGTCATGGGAATGGATCTACCACAGTGCTCGTCTATATCACCGACATTTGGGAAGAGAATAAAGGAACGGTTTTGGTTGAAAAGGGGTTAAATAATTTAATAGGCCCAATAAAGAAAATTGATTCGGCCGGGGAAAGAAACTTTAGACAAACAAGATCCCCTTCTAATAAGAGACATGCTAAAGCATGTCGGGGCAGTAAAACTGCCCCACCCCCACGGAACAAACTACTTACCGACGAAGACTGGGAAATGAAAGCAGCCAGGGAACTTTGGACAATCCTCGAAAAAGCCGATGCCGATTTGGTTACCCGTCTCAGAACCAGAGTCGGAACATTTGCAAAACAGATCATCCGGTTGAATACTAAAGGCAAGATTCCAAAGGAAGAGATCAAAATAATCTTTGCTTGGTTGAGGGACAACTACATTGATAACCATACTCCGAAACTTCGTAAGGTGGTTGATTTGTACAACAACTGGGGTCGTATCCGGGAGGCCCGCCTTCGTTGGTTGGAAGACAGCGGGGAATTCGATCCCTCCGGAAACGGCTCCGCCGAATCCGAGGTCACCGCCATGGATGTTTATGAGCAATTGCAAATGCTCGGGGTGGCAATCGATTACGACCAGGGAGACATTGATCTGGCCGCCGGAATGTTGCAAGTGGCCGAGGGTGTTTTCACCGCAAAGGATATGCCGGGATGAAATCTAAACCAACAAAAGTATGTTGTGGGTGTGGTAAGCAGTTACCAACAGATAAGGCATTGTGGTCGATTAGCCATACGATTGAGCTTGGGGCGGGGCTTTGCACGAAATGCGGGCAAAGGGAAACCACAAATCCGATATGGGCGGATGGACGCAAGGTTGGCTGGGCCCGCGTCAAGGCAACTCAAGAGGGCCAACGAGAATATGAGAAATACAAAGTCGCTACAACAAAGAGGGTGGGTAAGGGATGAAATCCAAGCGGTACGACGGATCTGAAATGCGGCGAATCTTAGCCGGGATGGTGACCGACCAGACTGTTTGTTCCCGCATCGCTGCCAGGTGGGGCGATGGCCTCTTCGATACGCCCTGGGCGAATCTCGTTGGGGGTTGGTGCGTTGAGCACATTCAGAAGTACGACAACCCTCCCAATTCTCAGCTCCAATCCCTGTTCGATGCCTGGTCCGAAACAACTCATGCCCCCGAGGAAACCATCACCGGGGTCGAGAAGTTCCTGACCTACCTCTCCAAAGAGCACGATCAGGATGAGAAGCGGAGTGCCGATTACCTCCTCGACCGGGCCGACAGATATTTCAACAAGGTGAAGATCCAGAAGCTGGTGACGAACCTTGAGGACGAGATGGGGGCCGGCCAGATCGAGCGGGCCCACGGTTTGGTGGTTGAACATTCTCGGGTGGAGTTGGGGCAGGGATCGTTGGTCAAACCGGCTGAGGATTATGGGGCTTGGCGGGAGGCATTCAATCCGGAGCGGACCCGGGCATTGTTCTCATATCCAGGCGTGTTAGACGGGTTTATTGGCTCCGCAATGGTTCGGGATTCGTTGATTGCTTTCATGGCCCCAGACAAAACCGGCAAGAGTTTCGTCTTGGAGGATGCGGCATTTCGGGCGATCAAGAATCGATTGAAGGTGGCGTATTTTGATGCCGGGGACATGACCGAGGCAGACATTCTGATGCGGCTTGGTTGCCGGGCATCCAGGAAACCAGAGAAGGCTAGTACGATCAAGTTTCCGACTTCCGTGGACAGGGGGGGAAAGATCGAGTTTGAGGTACGAAACTTCTCTGAGGATTTGTCGGCGTCCGTCGCATTCAAGGCGTTCAAGAAAATGAGCCGGGGCAAGGATCTGCTCAGGGTAAGTTGCCATCCGAATTCAAGCATCGGGGTGATGGGTATCATTTCGATCTTGCGGGATTGGGCCCGGGAGAATTGGGTGGCTGATGTGATCGTGGTTGATTATGCCGACATCCTGGCCCCGCCTGTGGGTGTCCGGGACACCCTTGACCAGCTTGACATGACTTGGCGACAACTCCGGAGGATGAGCCAGGAGATGCACGCGTTGGTTCTGACGGCCACTCAGGTATCGGCCTCGGCCTACGGCAACAAAGTCAAGGCTCTGGGCAAGCAGCATTTCAGCGGGCGGAAGACGAAGTTGGCCCATGTCAACGGGATGATTGGATTGAACACATCCCCGGACGACCAGAAGAAAGGTTTGGTGTGGGTGAATTGGGTGGTACGCCGTCGTGGAAGGTACAGCGAAAAGTACTGTTGCCGGTGGCTGGTTGCTTGGATTTGGCAGCCCCGTTCATACGCACCCCGGAAAAAAGATCGAGAAAATAGTCAGAATTTCGGGCCGGAAATCCTGGAATCGGTACAATAGGGCTGTAAGGGTTATTCAAACGAACCAAGTTTCACGAGGAGAACGAGAGATGAAGATCACACGAAGCGATGCCATTGCGATTTGCTTGGGCCTGTCCTATGCTACAGCCCCGAAGTGGAAGAAGGATCGCATGAACAAGAAGATGAAGGAAATCGCCGAGATGGACCCGGACGGTCTGGAGTTGGCCGAGGATGCGGTCGACAGTCCGGCGGAACTCAAGCGGCTGAACGGAATCCTGGTTGCAATGGGTAAGGTCGCCGACATTGAGGTCGTCAAGGAGTTGGATGCGGACGCGGGACCGGCCGAGGATCCGAACACTCAGGGCGAAGAGATTGGCCTGCCGGAAGCCGATGAGCCCGCCGTTGAGGACGAACCGGTTGTCGAGGAAGAGAAGCCCAAGGCTGAGAAGAAGCCCAAGGCTGAGAAGAAGCCCAAGGCCGAGAAGAAGCCCAAGGCCGAGAAGAAGCCCAAGGAAAAGGACAAGTTCGGTTTCACCAAGGGCACCAAGTCGTCGATCTTCTGGGCTTGTGTCTCGAAGAAGCCGAAGACGGTCAAGCAACTGGTTGAGGAGTCTGGTGTGAAGCAGCAGTGTGGCCATGTAAAGTGGCTGCTCGAAGAGAAGTTCATTGTCAAGGAAGCCAAGGGCTTTCGTCTTGCTTGAGTTGTTACTGGTTTTCATACTAGGGGAGTGGATGAATTTTCCCCTGGTAGTGTTATTGGAGGATTGATCTATGGGTTTTGGTCTCATAAAGGACGAACCTGTTGAAGTTCAGTACAAGTTTGTGGAGCGTGGTGGCAATGTACCTGGTGGTCACAACGTTTTGTGGAATGGAAAGACAAAGCCCTTCATAACTCCGATGAAGGAATGCAATTCAATTCCTTTACGGTATTCGGATGTGGTCGTTGATATTGGAGCCTACATTGGAACATATGCAATCCGTTGCGCCCGTTTTCCAGTAAAAAGAGTGATTGCATACGAGCCCACCCCGTCCACGTTCTCAGTTCTTTCGTTGACTTCTCTGCCAAATTTGGAGTTGGTGAATGCGGCTGTTGTTCATGACGATCGTTCGGCCGTCGATTTGTTTATCTCGAAGGGAATTGGTGTAACGAACAGCATTGCCAAGTCGACCAAAAAGGCTCGTCGAGTTGAGGTCCCTGCTGTAAAGTATGAAGAAGTCGTGAAGGACGCGTCGATTGTCAAGATCGATGTAGAGGGAGCTGAGTATGATTATCCTGTCGTTCAGCCCAGTCTACGGGCCATCATCATTGATTTCCATCCTGTCGATTGCAGATGGCGGGAAAAAGCCGGGGCGATGATAGATACAATTGAGGCCGGCGGATTTGAGCCGGTAGTTAAGCCAAATTGGACATGCGGTTGGACTTATGCAGGGAGTTGGATTCGTCCGATGGAAACCTTCGGCGAGTTCAAGTCGATGTTGCAAGGGGTGGTCTGTTGTGGTTGCGGTTGTGCTGTACTTTCCGGCGGATCTCGAACACTTTGCTCGAAGTGTTGGCAATTGTGGACCAAAAAGCATCGAGAGGGTTTTGTGGAGGAAAGAATAATATGAGCGGATTCGGGATTGTACCAGAGAGTGCAGAGCATTGGAAGGGGATGCCAGAATTTGACCAGAAAGACTTGTCACCTCATCAGTCGATACTCGTGCATTTTCAGAATCCAGAAGGTAGGGAAGCCCTGTCGAAGCTGATCGATCGGAATTTGACTCCTCGAACTCAATCGATTTGGTATCCGAAGGAGGAGATCGATCGGATTGCTAACAAACGAATCGTAAGCGAGGTTGCATGTAACCCCCGGTATCCGGTCTATATCATATCGAAGGGGCGTTGGGAGACCAGGTTGACGTCCAAGATATTGGAAAAGATGGGAGTGCCATATCGGATCGTTGTCGAGCCTCAGGAGTACGATGATTATGCTGAGGTGATCAATGAGAAGAAGATATTGACCTTGCCCTTTTCAAATCTCAACCAGGGGTCGATACCGGCTCGCAATTGGGTTTGGGAGCATTCGCTTGAGGAAGGAGCAACAAGGCATTGGATCTTGGACGACAACATCAGGGAGTTCTTTCGGTTCAATAGCAACTCTCAGTATCCTGTCAGATGCGGGAGCATGTTTCGGGCGGCAGAGGATTTTGCAGACCGCTATGAAAATGTAGCTCTTTCTGGTTTCGAGTATTATATGTTCATACCACGGAAGACAAAAGCTGAAGCGTTTCGTTTGAACACCAGAATCTATTCGAACATTTTGATTAAGAACGATCTGCCCCATCGGTGGCGTGGAAGATACAACGAGGATACAGATTTGTCGCTGCGGATTTTGAAAGATGGTTGGTGCACCATTCTTTTTCAAGCTTTTCTTGCTCAGAAGATGCCGACTATGACGATGGCTGGTGGTAACACAGAGGATTTGTACAAAGACGATGGCAGGTGGAGGATGTCCAAGTCATTGGAGGAGCAGCACCCCGACGTGGTGACGACCACCCGCAAGTGGGGACGCTGGCAGCATCACGTTGATTACAGCCGCTTCAAAAAGAACAGATTGGTGTTGAAGGAAGATGCCGTGGTGTCAGAGAAGGTCAACAACTACGGGATGTATTTGGTAGTGGATGATGAGCCCTCGGAGATTTTGTTGGACAGGTTGTTGATGATTGGACAGGCTCCTGGCAGGAAGGGTGATCCGTCCGATCCACTCGGTGGAAAGATCGGACATCGCCTGGCAAAGTTGGCCGGGGTAGAATATGAGAGGTACGTTGAGGCTACGGAGCGGATGAATTTGTTTGATGAATGGCCGGGCAAGGATGGAAAGGAAGACAAGTGGGATGCAAAGGCTGCCCGATCGAAGGCCAAGAAGTTGGAGTCATCGTTGCGGGGTCGCCGGGTGTTGTTCGTCGGTGGAAACGTTGCCAAGGCATTTGGAGAAAAGCCAGCGTGGTTGGAGTGGGAGGATTCAGAAGAGTTGGCTGCTGAGATTGCTGCAATTCCGCATCCATCGGGAATCGTTCTCTGGTGGAATGAGGCAGAGAACCGTGAAGCAGCTGGGGAGTTTCTACAAGATGCTTTCAAAATGGAAGGAAAAGTACAATGAGTTTTGGACTTGTCATGTCAACCAAAAAGGTGCGTTCAGGCAATCAGCTTCCGTATGACCATGCAGTAGGGGTAGGAGAGCGTCGATCGCTTGCCTTGGTTGCAGCCTTGAACGATCTTTCTCTGGAGTTGTATTCGGGCCAGTTGCAATGCGAGATGGCCGCCGGTCGAGGAGTCGGCCATCGCGAAAGTTTGAATCAAAAGGCCATCGAGAACACATTGTTGAACCGGATTCGTGGCGGCGATCGCGGGATGGGAATAGCAATTGTTTGTTTGGATGCATTGTCTGGAAGGTCTGTTGTTATTCATCCAAGGGTCCGCCGGAAGAAAAGTCAATTGGGCAGTTGCGTTTTGACCACGGAGAGCGGATGCGAAGATTGCTGCTTGCTGGCGAAGCATTTGGTGATGCCTGTGTTGGCAAATCGTTTTTGGGAGTCTGTTCTGTATGGACTTTGCACGATTCAGGAGTTGGCAAGATGTGGCCTGCTGAATCGTTATAAAAAGAGAAAGACGTTCATCAGTGCTCGTTTGAATCGAGTTCCACTTCGAGATTTTCTTGGAGGTCACAAAGGATTTGGTTTGCGGGGATACAAGGATGCTGTAGGAACTATTTTGGATATTTTGAAAGAAGGAGAAAACACATGCTAGTGCTGAGCCGAAAGGCAAATGAACGAATCATGATCTCGGATGACATCGTGGTTACCGTAGTCGGCATTCTGGGGGACAAGGTAAAGCTGGGGATTGATGCCCCGAAGGAGATACCGGTCCACCGAGAAGAAGTATTCGATGCAATCCAACGTGGAGAAACACAAAAGAAGGGAGGCGATGAGCCTGATGAGAATTGACAGAGAAGGTCTTTTGAAGTCCCTAGAATATGTAACTCCAGGGCTGGCAACCAAGGCAATTGTTGAACAGAGCACCTGCTTTATTTTCCGCGATGGCAAGGTGGCTACATTCAACGATGAGGTGGCTTGTGTGGCCGATTGTCCGTTGGACATCGAGGGAGCAGTACCGGCTGACAAGATGTTGGCCGTCCTGAGAAAGCTCACCGATGATGAACTCAACATTGAGTTGAAAGATGGGCAGATCAAGATCAAGGGCAAACGGGCCCGGATGGCCACCATTCGGATGGAGGAAATCACCCTGGAACTCGATGCCGTGGAACAGCCCGGTAAGTGGCGACCGCTGGCCGATGAATTCAATGAGGCGGTGCG